GTATTTATAACAATATCATTTCAAAATACTATAATTAATACTGATGATTTTTATAGCCAGATTCTTGTTGATACTGGTATAATTACACCAGCATCAATTAATATGGCTGCATCTGGATTATTTAGATTACCTATACCTACAGCATTAAATGAAGAAACAGTAAAATTAACATTTTCTGGTTTAGATACTGGTGTAATTAATGTAGAATTTTCTGTTGATAATGGATATGTATAAAAATGATTAAAAGTAAAAGCAGATATGATATATTTAGAGACGGATTAACATTAGGTCAAATAAATTCTCTTAAAAATATTGCTAACGGTCTTTGTGGATTAGATGAAAATGCGCAAGTTCCAATAGCTCAACTTCCTGATGCAGTTACAGGGGCTGTTTATTATAAAGGTGTTTGGGATTGTTCTACTGGGTCATATCCTGTAGGACCCAATCAAGGTGATTATTATATATGTAATGTTGAAGGTACAATAGGAGCAGTTGATTATCTTGTTGCTGATTGGTTAGTTTATAATGGGACAACATGGGATAAAATTGATAATTCATATGGTCATGATCATGATTATAGGTATTATACATTAAGTGAAATTGATATATTTTTAGCTCAAGATGACGGAGTTAGTGTTCCTTCTGGATTTCCAAATAGAGATGATAGTGTTATTAGTTTTGATGATGGAACATTAACCTTTAGCATTACACCTTCTGGTGCTGATTTTGATGTATATAGTGATAGAAAATTATATACATTTGATGAAGCACAAACAACAACAATTACTGATACTGAAGGTTTATGGCACTTTTATTTTGATACTGATGGTGTTTTACAGGCAACACAAACATTTGATTCATCATTAATATTAAAATATGGATATGTTGCTAATATATATTGGGATGTCGATGGTAATACAGATATTATGTTGGGTGATGAAAGACATGGGTTAACTATGGACCCAATAACCCATGAATATTTACATGAAACTGTAGGTACAAGGTTTCAAGAAGGTTTAGGCTTAGTAAGTATTGTTTCTGATGGAAATGGTGATCTTGATACATCTGCCCAATTTGGATATGGCACTGGAATAATATGGGATGAAGATATAAAACTTGATATATCGGGTGTAGTATCTCCTGCTCAAATTCCAGTATTTTATAAAACCGGTGCATTTGGATATTGGAGAAAAGATACAGCAACAAATTTTCCAGTTAAAACCTTTGTTGGTGGTGGTTCTAGATTAGCTTATAATGAATGGACTGGGACAACTTGGCAACAAACAGAAATAGCTAATAATGATTTTGGTTTATGTCATTTATTTGCAACTAATGACACAAATCAACCTATGATATCCGTTCAAGGTGAAGGTGATTATTTAACATTAGGACAAGCTAGAGAGGCAGCACCAACAGAAATATCAAATCTTATTACTACTGGATTACCTTTTCAAGAATTTACACCAATAGCATCAGTAATATATCAAACATCTAATGGATATTCAAATACAGTAAAATCAAGAATTAGAACTACTGATACCGGAGATGATTATATTGATTTTAGATATTCATTTGGTGGTGGAGCTGCTGGATCTGTAAATGATCATGGTTCATTATCAGGATTAGATGATGATGACCATACCCAATATATGTTAAGGACTGACCTTGCAGATACATCTCAAGGTGAAACTGCTGGAATGCATGCTATTGGATTTCCAGTTATTAACACTCCTGTATGTGATAGTTTAGGTTGTATAATAAATAAATCTCTTTCTGCTGGAGTATTAACAGGTGGATTAATAACTGATGCTGGATCAAATACTATTGATATTTCTGCTGGTTCAGGATTAGTAAAAGCATTAGATCTTGAAGAGGCTGAACTTTTTGCTTTTGGATGGCCTGAATTAACAGGAGTGGCCATTCCAAGTGATAGCATCAGATATATAGGTGTTGAATATAATGCTGGTACACCACAAATTATTGTTAAAACATCAGATACATGGGATTTAGATACAGATTTTCCATTAGGTAAAGCTGTTAGAAATGATACTCTTCATATTTTAAATGATCCTTGGCTTGTATCAGATATACATACAAATATTCTTGAAAGATTTCAAGGTATAGGTAAATTTACTAGAGATGCATTTATTGGTGGATTAATGCTATCTGTACCAGGAACTAGAAATATTGCATTAACATCTGGTTCAGTTTGGACACATATTAATGAATATGCAATAACATCAAAAGATACAAGTATATCTGGGACATTTGTAATTTCATGGGTAGATACTATTGGAAATCAAACAGAAACAAGCGTATCTCAATATCCAGTAACACAATGGAATGATTTAACACAAGATACTCTACAAACAATACCAAATAATCAATATGCTAATTGGTGGGTATATGCAGAAGTTGAACATGATGTATTACATTTAGTATATCCACAAAATGTATATAATAATATTGCTAAAGCTGAAGTTGAAACTGCACCAGCCAATATACCATTACATGTACAAGAAACAGCAATATTAGTTGGGAGAATTATTTTTCAAGAAGGTGTTGATGTTCCTATTCAAGTACAATCTGCGTTTGAAGAGACATTTACAGCATCTCTTGTTGCTGATCATGGAAATCTAGCAGGATTAACTGATAATGATCATCCACAATATGCTTTAGTTTCTGATAGATTTGTATCAACTGAACAAACTGGTAATAGCTCGCAACAAACAATAGCTCATGGGTTATCTGGTATACCAACAGGTGTTTTAGTATCGGTCACAGATGATAATAGCGGAGCAGGATTTGTAATAACTGAAGGAACTCATGATAGTACAAATATATATGTTACATGCACATTAAATGTTAAATATAAAGTTTTAGCTTTTATATAAAGGAATAAAAATTAATGTTAATTAATTCAATACAAGAACCAATAAAAAAATGGTTTAATAAAGATGAAAAGGTAAATGAAACTGAATTACCAAATATATCTAGTCCTGAGGCTATTGAAGTAGATGAAAATAATATTTCATGGGATTATAGTTTTGACGTTGTATTTAAGGGTATTAAACAACTCATAAAAACATATAGAGAAATAGCTTTAACATTTGAAATTAGTTTAGCTATTGATGAAATTATAAATGAAGCTGTAATACTTGAAAATAATAATGTTATAGGAGTTAATCTAGATAAAACTGATTTTTCTGATAATATTAAAAAGAAAATTATAAATGAATTTGATCATATAGTTTCGTTATTAGATTTTAATAATATTGGTGATGAGTATTTTAGAAAATGGTATATTGATGGTAGAATATACTTTCAAGATATTGTTGATCTAAAAAATCCTAGTAAAGGGATATTAAAAATAAAATTATTATCTCCATTAGATATTTTTAGATACAAAGATGTAAAAACTAAAAAGAGTTTTTATGTTTGGAAATTAGATGATTCTGAATCATGTAAAAGAAATAGATTAGGTGGTTATTATGGAAAAGATGCTGATAATCAAGTAATATTTAAAGTACCTGAGCAATTAATTACATATGCTCCATCAGGATTAACAAATGAAGATGAAGAATTTTATATTTCATATCTTCATAAATCTATTAAACCACTAAATCAATTAACACTTATTGAAGATTCAGCAGTTATTTATAGACTAACAAGAGCTCCAGAAAGAAGAGTTTTTTATATTGATGTTGGTAAACTACCAAAGAAAAAGGCAGAAGCATATGTTAAGAAACTTATAAATAAGTTTAAAAATAAAATATCATATGATTCTACAACTGGTAAAGTTAATCAATCTAAAAATACAATGACTCTTTTAGAAGATTTCTATATACCAAGAACTTCAACTCAGCAAGGTACAGAAATAGATAATATTTCTAATGGAGCATTAGTTGATAAAGTAGAGGATATTCAGTATTTTAAGAAAAAACTTTATAAATCATTAAATGTTCCTACATCTAGAATTGATAAAGATGAAAGCCCTGTTGTTAATTTAGGTCAAAGCGGAGAGATAACAAGAGAAGAACTCAAATTCTCAAAATTTATAAAGAAACTACAATCAAAATTTGGTTTTGTATTTTTAGATTGTTTAAAGAAACAATTAATATTAAAGAAAGTTATAAATATTAATGAATGGGAAGATAATTATCAAAAGATATTATTAGATTGGCAGCAAGATTCATATTTTGAATCTCTAAAAGAAGAAGAAATATTAAGAGGTAGAATAGAAACTGCTGATGCTTTAACTGAATATGTTGGTAAATATTTCTCTCATGAATATGTTCAGAAACACATTTTTAGAATGAATGATGAAGATGTTGAACAACAAAATAAACAAATAGAAAAAGAAAAGAGTAATCCAAAATATAAAACTGAAGAAGAATAGTAATAAAAGTAAATAATTAAAATATAGGAGAATATAAAATGACAGATAGTCTATTAAAGAAATGTGTAGAGAATGATATAGTTGGCTTTAAGGAAGAATTAAAAGAAATGTTTCAATCTAATTTTTCTGAAAAGATGGATAAAATTAAAAAGGAAATTTATAAAGAGCCTTTATCAGAAGCAAAAAATGTAACTGTTGATGTTGATTCTAATTATGATGCAGATGAAATGTCAGATAAATTTGGTAAGAAATATAAATTAAAATTTAAAGATCATAAACAGGGTGTTTATATTACTGGTACACAAAAAGATATTTTAAAATTTATGCGTTCAGATGATGGTGGATATGAAGATATAGAAGATTTATATCCTGAATTATTTTAAGATTAATCTTATTCTACTATAAGGAATAAAACAATGGAAGAGTTTTTAACTGAAGAATATCAAGAAATGAATATTCTTACAGAAGGTAAAGAACATCAAAAGAAATATTTTATAGAAGGTGTTACTTTACAGGGCAATGTTCAAAATGGTAATGGAAGAATTTATCCTACACAAATTTTAACAGAAGCTATTAAATCTCATACTGATAAATATTTACATGTTGATCGAGCTTTAGGTGAATTAGGTCATCCTGATAAAAATAAACATAAAATCAATTATGAGAATGCAAGTCATAAATTTGTAAAGGTAACTCAAGACGACGATACTTTTATAACTAAAGCTGAAGTTTTAACAGAATTTCCAAAAGGTAAAATTCTTAAAAATTTAATTGATGCAAAAATTGGATTTGGAATATCATCTAGATCATTTGGTGCAACTAAAATGTCAAATGGTGTTAGTGTTGTTCAAGGATTAAGGATTGTTTCTCTTGGTGATATTGAGCATGAACCTTCTGCACCTGATGCATTTATGACTGCTATTATGGAAAATCATGAATGGATATATGAAAATGGTGTTTTAGTTGGAAAGGATCTTAGTGAAAATATTGACGAATATCATAATATTATCAATAAAACACCTAAATGTCAATTAAATAATGCATTTTTAGACATTTTTAAAGATTATTTTCAAAATTTAAAATAAAATAAAGTAAATAATTAAAATATATAAATAAACCATTAAAATAGGAGTAAATTTATCATGAAGATAAAAGATATTTTAGAAAAACACTTTAAAGAGGTTCTAACTGAAGATGTTGGAAATGAAATTGAAGTGATGTTTGAAACTTTAGTTGAAGCTAAGGCTAATGAGAAAGTTGAAGCTCTTACTGAAGCAAAGAATAAAGAACTAGAAGAGAAATGCCAAGCTGATCTAACTGAGTTCAAAGAAGAGTTAGTTGAAAAGCTAAATGATTATGTTGGTCTAACTGTAACAGATTTTCTAATTGAAAATGAAGGTGTTATTACTGAAAATATTAAGGCTGATACTGCTGATAAGATTATGAGTGGTGTAACTGAGCTTTTAAAGGAATGTTATATTGATATTCCTGAGTCTGATGTTGATGTAATTAAAGATCTTACTGGTCAAATAAGTACACTTAAGACTGATCTTAATGAATCACTTAATATTAATCTTGATTCAACTAAGCAAGTATTTGAGTATGAAAAGGCTATGAAATTTAAAGAACTAACTGAAAGTTTAACTGATAGTGATACCGAAAAGGTTATGGAACTTATTAAAAATGATAAGTTTGATTCAATAGAAGATTTTGGAAAGAAAGTCACAATTTTATCAGAAAATATTGCAGTTGTTAAAAGTGATGAGTCTTTAGAAGAAGATCTTAATAAGGATCCAGATAAGGATCTTTCTGGTGATGATCTTCTTGAAAGTGATGAAATTGAAGAAAATGAAATTGATAAATACTTACCAAATTTCTAATGAAATAAATATATATTAATAAAAATAAATTTAAATTTAAACTCTAATAAGGAGAAAATAAATGATTAAGGTAGATAAAGCAATAATCGATAAGTGGATGCCACTTATGGAAGGTAAAGGAAAATGGAGTGACTTTGTCTCTGCGTGTCCTAAGATTCAAGAAAAGGATTATGCAATGAATGCTCAGCTTTTTGAGAATATTGAAAAGTTTAGCTCAGCTAAGGATGAGAGTCTTGATGAAGCAACAGTAGCAGGAAACATTGGTAATTATAGCCCAATTCTAATTCCAATGTTAAGACGTGTTATGCCTGCAATGATTGGTCCTCAAATTTTTGGTACTCAACCTCTAAGCGGTCCAAGTGGTCTTATCTTTGCTCTAAGAGCAGTATTCCAGAATGACTCTGTTAATCCTCTTACTAGAGCAACTTCTGTTATTCTAACTCTTGCTGATGCTTCAACTTTCACAGTTGGTGGAGATATCACTGGTGATGGCGCAGCTATTGTAGCCGGTAATGATGGTGTTGGCGTTGTTAGACATAAAGATGGAAATAATGTTCTTGTTGAAGTAGTATCTGGAACATTCGTTGCAACTGGTGGTGTTGATGATGCTGAACCATTCTCTTCAAGCGTAACAACTATTTCAGCTGTTTATGAGAATGAGGCTCTTTTTGCTGTCATAATGCCAACTTATACTGGTACTTATGCTACTGCAACTGGTGAAGCTCTTTCAACCGACATGAAAGAAGTTGGTTTTGAGATTGAAACTGCAACTGCAACTGCTAAGACTAGAAAGCTAAAAGCAAAATGGACTAATGAACTAGAGGAAGATCTACAAGCAATCCATAATATGAATGCTGAAGCACTTCTAAGTACTATTGCTTCTGATGAAATTATAATGGAAATGAATCGTGAAATGATTAATTATCTAATCGCAAATATCGGTTCTACTACAGTTTATAATTATACTTCTGCTGATGGTCGTTGGGAACTTGAGAAATACCAGAATCTAATGACTATGACTTCAAGAGTAAAACGTCAAGTTGCTGTTGCTAATAAGCGTGGTCAAGCAACATTCATGATTGTTTCTCCTGCTGTTCTTTCAGTATTTGAATCTTCTGGCAAGCTTGATACAAATGGAGTTGATCCTGTTCAAACCGTTTATGCTGGTACAGCAATGGGTATGAAAGTTTTTGTTGATCTCTATGCTACAGATGATACAATTTATCTTGGTTATAAAGGTCCTACAGAGATAGATGCTGGTGTTTTCTACTCTCCATATATTCCACTTCAAGTTCGTAAGGGTTACGGTGAAGAGGATAATCAACCAAGAACATTCTTCAGTACTCGTTATGCTCTTACTGATAATGTTTTCGGCGCAGAAAATTACTACAAGGCAATCTCAGTTGCAAATCTTCCTTCCTAGTAGTACTAATTAACCTCACTATTCTTCTGGATCATATGATCCAGAAGTCATTAATATTGGGTCTTATTTTTTTATAAAATAAGACCCATTTCTATATAATAAAGTTGTCAAAAATTTTAAAAAAGTAAATAATTAAAATACTATAAAGGTATAAAAATATGTCAGCAGATTTTGAATTTCCTAAAGCATTTGATGAAGATTCACAACCATATATTTTATTTTCAGCATTTGAATGGTCAACAAAAGGCAAAAAGGATATAACATCAGAAACAGTAAAAGAAAATACAGAAAGTATTAGACTTCCATTATCTATTAATGGAATCGGTAATGTAATTTCATCTAGATGGAATGAAACTGACATTGGAAGAACAGAAAATCTATTAGAAGGTGCTAAATCAATATTAGCTCAAAAACTTAAAGATTTAGGTGGATCATTTGTATCAAGAGCAGCATTTGAAGCTGGAGTTGCTCAAAATGACTTTGCTAGTTTAGTATATGATGGTGTAAATCTTAGACAATTTACTTTTACATATGAACTAATACCTAAAAGCTCAGAAGAATCATTAGTTCTTGCTGAAATAGTTAAGGCATTTAAGAGAAATTCATTACCAGTTTATTCAGGTTGGCAAGTTTTATATCCAAATTTTTGGAATATAATGATTGTTTTCCCTCAAGATAAAAGTGTTATTAAAATAAAAGATTGTGTATTAACAAATTTATCTGATAATTATTTTACTGATACAAAAATTTCATTTAATGATGGTGCTCCACCAAAAATAGATTTAGATCTCACATTTAAAGAATTAGACCATATATCTAAAAACGATTACTTATAGAAAAATATGAAATATTTTAATTTATTACCAGCATATACATATAGCAATGGAATATTAGGAAGAAATTTAAATTGGAAGTATTATTTTGCTACTGAAATAGATACAAAATATTTATCAACATATAGAATTCAAGATGGTGAATCATTAGAATCTATATGCTATGATTTATATAAAGATGCATCTATATGGTGGCTAATAGCAATGTTAAATGGATTTCGTGATGTTATATTTGAAATGCCATTAAATGAAGATACTATTCAAAAAATAGCACAAGATTTAAGCACAACTATAACATTATCATTAGTTGATGCTAGTAATTTTACAGTTGGTGGATTTATAAGTGGTGATGGAGTTGAAGGAAATTCAGGAAAAGCTACAATTTCAAGTATTATTGGTAATGATGTTGTAGTTGATATGAATGTAGGTGGATTTGTTTCAGGAAATGGTGTTGATTATAGATCAACTTTTGTATCTGAAATAACTACAATTTCATCTATATCAAGTGTTTTAAATGAAAGTGAATACATTACAAATTATGATTTATTAACTGATGATAATGATGACAAAAGAGTAATAAGAATAATTAAACCTGAATTTATACAAAAGATTCTTAAAGATATTGTGAGACAAACATAATATGCCTGAAATATTATCAACAGTAGAAAATTTTTCTTTAAAAATGACTAGTAATACTGGTCAAGTTATTGATTTGTCAAAGTTATTTCTAGAAGTTAATATTTATGAATCTATTTTTAATAATTTCTTAAATGGAAAAATCACTATTCTAGATACATTTGATTTAATAACTAATGTACCAATAACTGGTAATGAAGATATTGAGATTGATATTATAACAACTCAATTTGATGATCCAATAACATTAAATTTTAAAATATATAAAATAGATAAAGATGTTGAAGTTCAGAAGAATTTACAAAAGAATAAAATGTTCATTATGTATATTTGTTCTTCAGAACTTTTATTAGCTAATACTTGTTTAAGTAGAAAATTTAATGATAATAATGAAAATACTATTGCATGGTTATTAGAAAATACATTAGAATCAGATAAAGAATTAACTTCAACTACTTGTTCAGAAACATTTTCTTTTAATACTAATTTTTGGACAATACCAAGAATAATAGAGTTTATTTCTAATAATTCAAAAACATCAACTTATTCAGATTATATATTCTTTGAAGATTTTGATGGATTCAATTTTAAACCATTATCTGAGCTTTTAAATGAAACTGAAGTTCAAGAATTAACATATGAACGTTCAACAGAAGCATTTGCAAAAATAAATAATATAATTGAATTTAAATTTAATGCTTATTTTGATATTTTAACTCTATTTAAAACTGGATTTTTTGGATCAACATTTTTTAATTATGATGATTCAAATTATGAATATACTAAAACTGAAAATATTTTATCTGATTTAGAAAATGAAATAACATCATTAGGAAAAAATAGTTTTTTTGACTCATCTTTATCTAGTTCTTTAAATAAAGTATCAGATAATTATTTAGACCATGATTTAATATCTACTAAATTAACCCAAATTAAATTATTAAATCAATATAATGTTGTTATTCGTATTAATGGAGATTTTATTAGAAAATGCGGAAAATTAGTTGAATTTTCTTTTCCAAATTTAGATAATGAAAATAATGTTAATGAATCTTTTGATGGAAAATGGTTAATTAATAATATTAGACATACATTTCTACAAAGTAACAGATATGAACAAAATGTTTTATTATCTAAAAATGCTGCATTTTCAAGTGATAAATTAGATTCAATATCTTCTTTAATAAACGTATAGTGGAAGTAGGAAATATTTATGAAATTAGATTATTGTATAGTAGAAAATAATATTGATCCTGATAAAACAGGAAAAGTCCAAGTACGAATTATAGGTAAACATACTGAAAATAGAAGTGATGATTCTAAAAATAATTATCTAGCTGTGACTGATTTACCATGGGCAAATACTATATCATCAATAACATCTTCTAATATTTCAGGACAATGCGATTTTGCTGTACCAGCTATTGGATCTGTGTGTATATGCTCATATATGGACGTGGATGAACAATATCCAATTTTATTTGGTACCATACCTAAATTTTTAGAAAGTTTACCAGATTTTACAGAGGGATTCTCAGATCCATCTGGGACTAATCCCATAAGTGATCTTGTTGGTGAGTCACAAATATCAAGATTAGCTAGAAATGAACATATTGATGAAACAATAATTCAAGATAAGATTGATAATGTTGAAGAAGATGTTGATTGTAATGGTACAGAATTTAGTGAACCAATAACACCATATGATACTGTTTATCCTCAAAATAGAGTTATTGAAACTGCTAGTGGTCATTTTATTGAAATAGATGATACTACTGGAGCAGAAAGAATTCATATTTATCATAAATCAGGAACATTTGATGAATATCATACTGATGGATCTAAAGTTGAAAATATAAAATCTAAGAAATATAAAATTACTATCTCAGATGATAATACATATATTCAAGGTAATAAAAATGTTAGAATTGAAGGTAGCGAAAATGTTGAAATAGTTACTGATCAAAAAACTAAAGTTGGTGGAACCAAAACAACAGATATTACTGGTGTTTCAACAGAAAATGCAGGTGGGAATATAATTATAAACTCAACAGGTGGAAAGTTAAATATTAAAAATGGATCATATAGTATTTATGATCTATTAACCGATTTAATAACACAAACAAAAGCAATAACAACATTTGGTGGACCTACTAATCAAGCTGTTGATGGTGCAAGTCAAACTGCATTAGCAGCAGTTCAAACAAAAGTAGATGCTACATTATATTAAAGGAGTATAAAATGGCTGTAGTTCAAGCAGATATAAAATCAGCATTAGAAACAATGGTAGATACTATGAATGGAACAGCAGAAGGTAGTGTAAAATCAACTTATGCTGATGCTTTAGCAACTATTATTTTTGATGCTATAAATACAGCAGAGTTAAATACTTTAGTTGCAACAGATTCTTTAGCTGGTTCAGTTACACTAGTAAGTAGCACTATTAAATAATTAAAAAGTAAATATATATAATATGGCAAATGATATAACATATAAAGATTTCGATTTTTTATTTGAAATGGATGATAATGGTGAATTATTAGTTTTAGTTGATGAAGAATCAATTAAGCAGTCAATCAATAATATTATATTAACATTAATTTCAGAAAAAACTATATATCAAAACCCTAAATTTGGGTGTAAAATTAGAAATTTACTTGGTGAAAAAGTAAATGGTTTAACTGCTTTACAGATTGCAGATGAAATTGAAATTGCATTAACAAATTGGGAAAAACGAGTTGATATTATAGAAATTACTGCTGAACCAAATACAATTAAACAATCATTTGATATATTAATCAAATATAAAATAAAAAGTCTAAATACAGAAGATAGTATTTTAATTAATTTAGGAATTATTAAGTAGGATAATTTATGACAACACAATATTATGATTTAGATTTTGAAGATATTAAGGCTAATTTAAAGGAGTTTTTTGAAAGTTCAACAGAATTTACCGACTATAATTTTGAAGGTTCTGCTGCTTCTGGTTTATTAGATGTTTTATCATATAATACACAAACTCATGCTTTTTATCTTAACCAATCTGTAAATGATTTAACATTACAAAATGCTGAGATTGATTCTAATATCAAGAAATTATCTCATATGCTAAGTTATTTACCATCAAGAAAATCTTCTCCATATATTTCAGTATCACTTCAAAGAAATGATACATATACAATTATAATTCCAAAATATTCAACATGGAATATGGGATCATTACTACTAACTAATATTGAAGATATAACAATATCTGATGGTAGTGTATATGTTGTAGATTTATATGAAGGAATACCAACTACAGAAACATTTACTTCTGATGGAACTTCTTTTCAGCGTTTTACTTTATCAAATACATCTAATGTTGATAATGATTATTTTGATGTATATGTTGATGCATCTGATGGCTCTGGTGGTTGGATAGAAAGTACAACTCCATGGAAATCTGTTAATAATGATGATTTTGAATTTGAAGAAGATTGTTATTATATAGAATATTTTGAAGATTTTACAGTAAAATTTGATGATGGTCAACTCTTTACAGTACCACCTGATGGAGATAGAATAAGAATTGAATATGTATATACTAATGGTATTACATATAATGGTACAACCGGAACAATAACAATTACTGATGAAGATGCAACAAATATTGAATATTTAGATATATCAACTTCTGATTCTTTATCAAATGGAGTAGATGAAGAAGAAAATGAAGGTATTAAATCAAGAGCTCCATTATTTTATACTACTCAAGGCAGAGCAGTTACTGAAGGTGATTATAATAATCTAATTAAAAGATGGTCTGATTATGATACTCTTGATTCAGCAATCGCTTGGGGTGGAGAAAAAGAATATATTGATACAGGTGATGATGATCATATTATTGAAACCGGATCAACAAAGGATTTAGGTTATGTATATTTTTCTATGCTTAAATCTGATTTAGATTATTTAAGTAGTGGTGAATGGTCAGATATAGAAGATTTTCTTTCTATCTATAAATATATAAATCTATTTTTTAAATTCTTACATCCTGTATTTTTTAATATATCACCAACAGTTAATGTTAGTTATCAATCATTAGTAGGTATTACAGAAGATATTGAAGATTTAACAAATGTATATCTTGATACTTTAGAAGGATATAATAAATCATTTTATTTATCTGATTTAATTGGATTTGTTGATGATTTACAAACAGTTGTTTATACATATATCACATATACAACAAATGTTACAGTTAGACATTCAGCAGATGATTATAATGTAATTAGATTAAATAGTGCTGTTGATACAAGTAGTATATCTGGAACAATAAATGGAAATGCAATATCAGATGATGGTGCAGGAAATATAGAATGGAATTCAGGAACTGTTGGTAGCATTAATTATACAACAGGATTTATTGTTTTAGATACATCATTTGGTGGATTATCTGAAGGTGATACATATGATATTGGATTTGATTTAACTGATCAAACAAATATAACTTTAGAAAAAGAATCATATTTAAAATTTAATGATATTACTCTAAATTTAGTATAGCGGATCAAAATGACTACAGATTATAATAAAAAATTAGAATATATTACTGAAACTATATTACCTAAACATCTTATAGATCAATATCCAAAATATGTTGATTTTATAAAAGTTTACTTACGTTTCTTAGATGAAAATTATTCTAATAAGATTTTAAATATAACTGATAACTGTGAAACAAATACAATATATGATGAATTACTTGATGATTATTTAAATAATTATTTTAAAGATGTTGTTAATCTTGATCGATATGAATTAACAAATCAGAATAAAAGAAGAGTTTTAGAATTAAGTAAATTAATCATGAATACTAAAGGAAATAAAAAATCCTTTGAAAGTTTATTTAAATCTTTAACTAATATAGTTATTCATGATCCAGATGAAAATGTAAACGTGGACGAATTTAATATTGTTTATTCTGAATCAGAAGGTACATTATTTACATATACATTTGAAGTAGATATTAATTATGATCGTGTTCAAGATTTAATTGAACAAGTTCATCCAGCAGGTTTTCAATCAGTATTTAATATTGCTCCGTTCGATTTACAAGATAAAGTTGAAGTTGAAGATGAATTTTATGCAGAAGTATCAACATTCGCACAATATAATGGGCAATATCAATATAACGGAACAATACAATATAATGCAACAACTACTACAGAAATAGGTGATTAAATGGCTGGAGCTAATGATAAAATAAAAGTTAATGGTATATTAGAAGTTTATGCTTTTAAAATGATTGATGGAATGTTCTTTTTAGAAGAGCATTTTATTGATAAAAATAGAGTAGTTAATAATGGATTAGAGAAAATTTGTTTATTATTAGGAAATAGTGGAGCTAATAATTATATAAGTCAAATAGGAGTTGGAACAGATGGAACTGAAACAGATGCAACTGATTCAGGTTTAACAAATGAATTTAAAAAGTCTCTAGAAGGAATAACATTTCCAACAACTACGTCTATTGAATGTGAATTTGATATAGATCTTACTGAATATAATGGAAATGTTATTAGAGAATATGGATTATTCACAGCAGATTCTACATTATTTGCAAGAAAAGTTAAAGCTGCGGTAGTTAAAGAAAATGATATTTATATAAGTGGAACATGGACAATTACTGTTTCATATACATCTATATAATTTAATTAGGAGAATATGAATGACTGATTTAACAGAATCAAGTGTATGGGAAACAGGAATATATCAATTAGAAATAATTGATTATGTTATTGCTGGTGCTGGTGGTACTGGAAATAGACAAGCACAAGAATTAGTTAATAGAACAGCAAAATTAAGAGATGAATTAGAAAAAAATGGAATTTTTATAGATGGATCTCATGAATTTATAGGACAAAATGTAATATTAACAACAGACTTTGAGGGTACAGTTGCTGATAGAAATTTAGTTTATTATAATACAACTAATTCTGAATTTACAAAGGCTATAGCAGATGGTACAGAAGCATCATATATTGCTGGTATAGCAGATGTTACAAATGGAGCAGTTTATTGTAATGGATTAATCAATCTTTATGGAACTAGTGCCTCTCCAAATGATATTATATATCTATCATCAACTGTTGCTGGTGCATCTTCTACAGATGTTACTGATGTAGTTATCGGTAAATATTTATATGATGATATTATATTTGTTTCAAAATCATATCAAATTGATGGATTAAAAATTGATGGTACTAATTTAAATGTAACATTAGGTACTGATGCAGCATCACCTTCATTTGTTGGAAATTTTAGTTGTATACTTGGTGCAGAAGCTGCTAAAAATGCAGTATCATCTAGTAAAACGACTGCTATTGGATCGCAGTCAATGGGATCTGGAATTGCAACTGGTGATAATAATACTTGTGTTGGATATCGATCTGGATATGATATTGTTGGTGGATATAGTAATACATTAATTGGATATCAATCGGGTCTTAGCATTACAGAAGGATATCAAAATGTTTGTGTTGGTAATTCATCTGGAACTCAATTTTTAGGATTTGGATTAACTTGTGTTGGTCATGCTTCTGCTAATAATTTAACAGGAATTGCTGGTTGTTTTATTGGATATCAATCTGGAGTAAATGCAACAACAGCTAATTACTCAACATCTATTGGATTTCAATCAATGGGATCTGGAATTGCAACTGGTGATAATAATACTTGTGTTGGATATCGATCTGGATATGAT